CCGGACGTTGATACCATCGACTCTGAAGACGTGGACACGGGACTAGAAGAAGAACAACCACTCACACCTGAACAACTTCGATTCAAGGTGAAATACAACCATGAAGAACAAGAACTAGGGTATGACGAAGCTGTCCCTTTGATTCAAAAAGGAATGAACTACGATAAATTACAGGAACGTGTTGGGCAACTAGAGTCCGATCCACGTATGTCATTTGTCGAAGAGTTAGCCAATGAGCAAGGAATGGACGTAACCGAGTATTTAGAAGCAGTCCGTGCTCATCGTGAGGACGCAAAGTTGCAAGAGCTTGTTCAACAAAACATTCCAGAAGAGTATGCTCGTGAGATGTTAGAGAGTCGTAAGTACCGCGAACAACAAAAAGCAGAACAAAAGACCAAGGAAGAAGAAGCCTCAAAGAATAAAGAGTTCGGTGAGTTCTTCGATTACTTCAAAGAAGCTAATGATCGTGACTTTAATTCAAGTTCAGATAAGATTCCACAAGAAGTATGGGATTTGAATGCACAAGGCGTTCCAATAAAGTTCGCATACATGCAGCATCATACTAATGAATTGAGAAGCCAATTAAAAATATTAAAACAAAATGAACAAAACACCAAACGTGCACCTATTGGTAGCCTTACAGCGTTTGGTGGAGATGAACCATCGAGTGAAGACGATTTCTTACGCGGATTCAACTCATAAAAAACGAATCGGAGTGATAATCAATGGTAGTAAACTTAGCATCTAAATATAGCAACAAGGTAGACGAGCGCTTCAAATTAAAATCTGTAACAGAATCAGCAGTAAATACAGATTACGAATGGAACGGTGTTAACTCGATTAATGTTTATTCTGTCCCAACTGTAGCGATGAACAACTATGTGAAGACAGGTCTTTCACGTTACGGTACTGCTGCTGAATTAGATAACACAGTACAAAATATGGTATTGACTCGTGACCGTTCATTCACATTCACAATTGATCGTGCTAATAACCAAGATACACAGATGGTTATGAACGCAGGAAAAGCACTTGCTCGCCAAATTGATGAAGTTATCGTTCCAGAGATTGATATTTATCGTTTAGCAACATTCTCAGCAGCAGCAATTGCAAACGGCCAAACAGCAACAGTAGCTATCACTAAAGCTAATGCTTACGAAATGTTTTTGAATGGGAATGGTGTGATTGATGACAAAAAAGTTCCTGTTACAGGTCGTATAGCGTTTGTAACTCCAGCATTTTACAATGCTATTAAACTGGATCCAACATTCGTAAAAGCATCTGAAATCGGTCAAAAAATGTTAATCAATGGCCAAGTAGGTGAAATTGATGGAGTGAAGATTGTCAAAGTGCCAACTACTTACTTACCTGCTAACCATGCGTTCATTATTGTGCATCCTTCTGCAACTACTGCTGCACAAAAATTAGAAGACTACAAGACTCACGATAACCCACCAGGTATCAACGGTCATTTAGTTGAGGGTCGTAAACGCTATGATGCATTTGTATTAGAAAACAAGAAAAATGGATTGTACGCTCATAAAACAGCAGTTTAATAATTAACCACTACTATTAGGAGGTCATTGACCAATGATTAAATTAAAAAAAGAAGGCGTAAAAGAAACTGTAACAGTACGTGATGAAGTTCAAGCTGCTGCATTTATTAAAGTAGGATTTGAACCAGCAACAAAGGCTGATGAAGCTAGGTTAAAAGGCGAGGAAGTAGCTGAAGATTAAAAACAAGCAAAAAGGGTGGATTATTCCGCCCTTTTTTTATTTGTTTAGAAAGATGGTGATTAAATGGCTGTAACAGGAAATCAGGTGCTTGATAGAGCATTAACACTCATGGATGAAGTTACTGAAACGGGTGCTATTACGACCGATACGCCAGAGTATTACAAGACAAAAGCACTCAACGTTCTGAATATACTACAAGTCGAATTGCTACCCTTGTCTGCAAGTATTACACCGATAACAGATTTATCCCAGAACCTACAAGTAACTGATCGAATAGCGTATTTAGTTTTACCTTATGGATTAGCAGCACATCTCTTAATTGTGGATGACATGAACATGTCGTCTTTTTGGAATGCTCGTTATGAAGAGTTGAAAAGGAAGATTCCAACTGAAATCAAGCCGACTGAAGATGTTTATGGAGTGTTAGGGGTGACTGATTAATGGCGCAACTTAATGTTAATTCATCTCAAACCCCACCAATACTACGAATAGAACCTTTTAAAGGAATCAATCTCAGCGTAACCCCTACACAAATTGGCGATAATCAAGCTGCTGACATGCTGAACATGAACACAGATGAACGTGGGGCAATAAGTAAACGTAAAGGGTACGAACGAGTATTTGCAAATCCTCTTGGAGCAGGTAAGGTAAACGGGATTTTTGAATTTCGTAAACCTGATGGTACAGCAGAAATGTTATTTGCTCATGGTAGTCATATATACAGAATGAATGGTGATACACCTGAAGTTATTTATACTGGATTATCTCCAACACTAACGGTTAGTACATTCAGTGTGGGTGGCAAAATGTACTTTATGAATGGTGTGAGTTTTTTTAGATATGACGGTGCAACCTTTCAAGCTATTCCACCTTATATTCCCACTCTTACAATCAGTGGGAAGCCTGGCGATATCGCATCTGGACTGTTATTAGAAGACTTCAATTTGTTAGGTAGTGGATTCAAAGAAACCTTTTCTGGTGATGGGGTAGGGAATGTGTTCAAACTTGCATTCTACGATTTGGATACTGCTATGGTCAAGGTGAAAGTGAATAACGTGGATTTAACAGAGGGAATAGATTTCACAGTAACTCATAGTTTTGGTTCAGTCTCCTTTTTGGAGACTCCTTCCATAGGTACAAATAATGTGGAGATAACCGCATATAAAACACAGGCTGGATTCCCTGAGAGAATCTCGAAATGCACCATGAGTACGCTATTTGGTGGGGATAATGATACGAGGGTATTTGTAAGCGGTAATCCTGATTCCCCTAACACGATGTGGAGAAGTGGATTGTTTGACCCTACTTATTTCCCTGAGAACGGATTTTATCAAGTAGGAAGCGATCGAGAGAGAATCATGGGTTTTGCAAAGCAATATGATTATTTGGTAATTGAGAAGGAAAGCTCAAAAGGGAATATGCAATATCGAATCGATGTAAATGGAGAAGCTACATTCCCAATCAAACCACTTAACGATCAAATTGGTACGCTCGCATCAAGGTCTATTCAGATTGTGGAAAATAACCCTGTATCGCTTGGTAGAACAGGCGTGTACATGTTAACATCTTCAAACGTTCGTGACGAACGTAATATACAACACATTTCGGCCAACGTCGATGCTCTACTACTGAAAGAACCAAATTTGGATAAAGCGATTTCTGTGGATTATGACCGCAAATATTGGCTTGCCGTCAACGGGAAAGTATACATTTACAATTACACCATGCAAGAATGGTACATTTACGACAATATACACGCTTCATGTTTCTTGGAGTATGAAGGAGCGTTGTATTTCGGTGATAACGGTGCAGGTATGCTATATCGCTTCAAAACGGATTCAGACCTTTACCCGTACAATGATGACGGGATACCTATACAAGCATATTGGAAATCAAAATACTTTACCTTCGGTGCTGATGAAGCACTTAAAGCCATTGATAAGGTGTTTTTTAGTATGAAGCCAGCTGTGCGAACAAGTGTGGATGTATCCTATGCGACAAATAAAAAGACAAGTGGTTTAATCAAATCCAAACGAATGGACCAATTAGATTTCTTCACGTTTAATTTTAACTTCTTTTCGTTTATTCGTTCCTCGTTCCCACAGGAATCAATGGTCAAAGTAAAAGTGAAGAAAATCACACATTTCCAATTGATATTTAAGAATGCCAAGATGGACGAAAGCATGAGCATTTTATCGACAGGCATTAAATACCGTTATGGATCAGACATTAAGTGAGGTGAAGGTAATGGTTTTTCAAAAAATAGATGGTTTTACAAAGAAAGTTTCCGATTTATCAGACGTTCCAAGTTCTACCTTATCGCCAAGTCAGATTAAATCTTACTTCGATACAGCACCAGAAGAATTACGAGTTAAGTTTAATAGACTTGTGGATGATTTAGGACTAGAAACAGCAGCATCCTTACTTGGAGCAAAGGATGGGTCAACACTTACTACTATTCAAGCACAATTAGATAAATTAGGCGTGGATAAATCCACTGTTGAGAGTGTTGTAGCGATAGAACAACAACTGATCACGGTTGAACAGGACGTTGAAGACGCAGGAATAGTGGCTAATAACGCTAATGTGAAATCAGATCAAGCTGTAGTGCAAGCAAGCAAAGCCGTGACCGATTCGGCTGCAGCGGTAGTTACATCAAACGCAGCAAAACAGCAATCACAATCAGCTGAGACTAAATCGGACATTACACAGGCACAACTAAATAACATTGTTCTAGCAAGCGGTACAAGTGATGCCGAAACGATTCAAGCGCGCGGTGGAGAAGATTTGTTATACAAAAGATTAGATAAGACTGACGCGCAATTGGCGGATACTGTATTTGATATAAATTCAAAAGGTATTAACGTCAGAACACCTCCTTATAACGCAAAAGGAGATGGAACTACGGATGATTACGCGATTATTTTGCAAGCTCATAATGACGCGTTAGCAAGTGGACGATTCTTGTATTTTCCGACTCCAACCGTTTCCTATCTCGTTAGTCAAAAATTCATTATCTCTCAACGTGTTAAATGGGTAGGAGAAAAAGCACCGCGATATAATGGTACGCGTCTTGTTGATGGAGTTGTTATTGAAGGTCATGGTATCAACATAACTGGTGGAGAAGGGCACTATTTTGAAAACTTAGGGGTATTAAATCCGAATCAAGCAAACGGTTTTCAGTTATATGGAGCTATCAAAGACACTGTATTTAATGCTTGCATAACTCGTTCACGGGATCATGGATTCCTCGCTGAAAGTTATGGTGGGGAAGTTAGTGGTGTGAAGGTGTATAAATGTAAAGCCTACGGAGGAGTTCATGGATTTGTATCTAAATCAAAGTATGCCACATTCCAATTGTGTGAAGCGTATTCTTGTACGGGCAATGGTTTTGTAGCTGTCTCAGACAATATTCCAGGAGCAACACAAAAAGGTATCAACCTTGATAATAAATTTATTGAGTGTTTTGCTCAATTGTGTGGAACGGGTTTCATTGCTTATTCGAGAGATATGTTCTCGGACACAAACGCGAACGGCATTTCATTGAGTGGTTTGGTAATTCAAGCGTGTTCAGCAGTAAGTTCTACGTTTAATGGGTTTGTTATCGGAGATGGTAATACAGCTCCAGCAGGCACTAAATATCTCCCTGTTTATAACACAACTATTGCAAATTCTACTCATAGAGGATCGACTACTTCTATTCTCGTAAGAATGGCTGACGGTATAACTATAGATGGACAGTCACTTGAGAAAGAAATGAATATTGATTATGTACTTGCCAAAAATGTCAATGTTGGAAAAGTGAACAGCCTATTGACGGATATGGGTAACTTTTCAGATATTGAATTACTTCCTGTTAATATAGGAACACCTAACGTTTTCAGTGGGCGTAAAATTTTCAAAACCGCGAACACAGGAAATACATTTATCACGAATATGACAGGCGGTAAGGAAAAAAATATTATCACTATCATGATTGATGATACTTTTACAACAATAAATAACGGTGGTAACTTCAATTTAAAAAGAAGTGTCCTATCAAGAAAAGGCTCTTGGATTATGTTGAAATTAGACGGTACGACTTGGAGTGAAATCGCAGGATTTCAAGCAAGTGGTGGAACGTTCGGACAAAACATAGTGACAACACCTATTTTAGACATACAAAAAGGTTCTGCATTTGATGCGTTTGGGACAGGTACAACGACAAATAAAATAACATTCACTGATGGTATCAATCCACAAGAAGAGGTAGTGACTGTGTTAATAAGATCGTCAGGTGGCGCATTTACTTATGGCGGTTTTGATACAACTAAGTTTGTTGTTCCTTCTGATTTACCTTTAACAGTAAACTTCGGTATAGCTGTTTTAGTTCAATGGGTTTATATGGCGGCAGTTAGTAAATGGATATGTGTAGGACATAGGACTTCTCCATATACTTGATTTGTACTATTCTATATACAATTATATGGTTGTATGGTAAATTTGAGAAAAAAGTGGGAGAACTAAAATATATGAATTGTACATTTAACTTGGAAAGACGTTCCATTTACAAAGGTATTGAGTATGAAGTTGTGGAGTTATTAG